AGCAACGGTTGTAGCCGTGGCGGCAGATAAAATCATTATTCCGTCCAACTCGTTGATGATGATCCACGACCCGGCTATCGGCCTTAGCGGATACTATCCTGCGGCAGAACTGACGAAGTTGGTAGAAGCGCTGGCTACGATCAAAACAAGCATTGTCGCTGCCTATCGTAAGCGTTGTAAGATATCGGACGAAGAAATAGAAACGATGATGTCCAACGAAACATGGATGGGCGCCGCAGAATGTAAGGAAAAAGGTTTTGCTGACGAGATCATCGGAGGAGTTACTGCTGCGTTAAATGGCAATACTTTGGTGATCAATTCAGTGTCTTATGATTTGAACCATTTTGCTAATAGTGAAGCGGTAAAAAATAAATTTAAACAAAGTGAGGTTAGAGATATGCCAAGTGGTAAATTAGAAAAAATTCTTAATGCTTTAGGTTTGCAGGAACTGTTGGAAGATACGCAGGCCGCAGCACCCGGCGCAGGTCAGTTCCAGGAGAATAATGCGCTTCCGGCGACGGCTGTTGATAATGCCGCAGCGGTGGAGGCTGCAGTAGCTGCCGAGCGTCAACGTGTACTTGATTTAGAAGCACTTGATGATGGTCAAAATGTCGCAATTACCGCGATCATCAATGAGGCTAAGAAAAGCGGCAAAACTGTTAACGAAGTAAAAAATTATGTAGAAGCGATTAAAAATGCTGCTCCAGCAGGGGTGGTGGCTAATGCTGCGCAGAATGTTGTAGCCACTATGGTAGCCGACAATAAAAGCTCCGGTGTTGATGGCGTT